TTATTTAAATAGAAGTTTACTTAAATTATCAGAAGCTTCTTTGTCCATTTCCTCTAAAACATGAGAGTACCTATTCATAGTTATTTTTATATCTGTATGACCTAATCTTTCTGAAACAACTTTCATATTAGTACCTCCTAGCAAAAGCAAACTTGCGTTTGTATGTCTTAAATCATGTACTCTAATATTTCTTAAATTATTTCTTTTAATAAAGTTATGAAAAGTTTTACTTAATGCAGTTGGTATCCAAGGTTTTAAATTTGTATTTAAACATACTAAATTATTTTCATTTTCAAGTGTACCTTGTAATTTCATTTTGTTTTGTTTTAATTTTTCTATTTTTAGTTTTTCAATTAATTCTTTTGGAACTGATAACGTTCTTTTTGATTTTGCAGTTTTTGGTTCTTTAAAAGTTATTTTACTATTTGCATATATGAGAATTTGATTAATATTTATTATACTATTATCTAAATCAACATCAGACCATCTAAGACCAGCTACCTCTCCAATTCTTAAACCTAACAGCAACATTAAGAGAATGGGTATCTCTATCAAACTATCTTTCAACTTCTCTATTAACAATAGCGTTTCTTCTCTATTATATATTTCAATTTCATATGTAACATTTTGAGCTGGCAATTTTACAAAATCGCAAGGATTTTCAGATATTTCTTTTAGCCTATAAGCTTCTTTTAAAACAGAAGATAGAAAATTATATCTAACTTTTGCAGTTGATGGTGCAGAACCATCAAAATTTTTATCTATAAAGATTTGAAGAAGGCTAGGGTTTACATCTATCAATATTGTATCTTTAAAAAAAGGCTCTATATAATTTTTAACCCACGATTTTCTATTTACAGTTGTATAGGGAGACCATTTTTTTTCATTTGACATTATGTATTTATAACACCTCTCTACAAGAGTTGTTTTACTTGGAGTAATAAACTTATTATTGTTTATAGTAGACTTTATTTCAATTAAATGTTTTTCAGCATCCTTTTTCTTTTCATAGCTTCCATAACTTTTTTGTTTCTTTTTGCCAGTTTCTTCTTCCACATATTCCACATATACATGAAATTTTTCCCCTCTTTTTCTTATAAAAGCTGATTTGATATTCATATGTAGACACTCCCTTTATAAGTTTTTGATAAGAATTTTACTTCTCCTAAAGTAATAAAAATAAAATAAAATGAATGTTTTTCAACATAAAGCATACAATATAAAAACAAAATACCTATTGAAAAAACGTCCAAATAGCAATATAATTTAATTAAGAAGAGAGGGGAGGTGTTACAATGTTATATAAAATATTACATTATTTTTCAAAATATAACTTAGTATTGCTAGTTTATTTTTTAATATTATATGCTGTTTTTAAATTAGTTTACGCTAGTTACGTAACACTTATTTTAACAACCCTGCTCTATATTTTATTAATTAAAAAGAATATATTAGTTTTTGATTCGAGCTGGTTAGAGAGAAGAAGGTAAAATTATCTTCTCTCTTTTATGTTAATTTTAAGCATTATTTTCATCATCATTAGATTCATCTGTTGAAACTTCTGGATTCAATGATTTATTTATTTTTATCATTTCACTTAGAACTATATTTGATGTTTCTATCTTAAGAGTTTTAATATCATCTCCATATATATCTTTAATTTCCTTATATATTTCCATTTCTTCTTCAAATTTTATTTTTTTACTTTCTTTTTTCTTTTCATATATTTTTTCTAAAATACTCATTAAACCAGGAACTTCAAAACCAAAGGCTTTACCCCCACCAACTGCTACATTTAATGCTAATAATATTTTGATAATATCCCAAATATGTGTTGTTATAATTTCTAAAAAACCTGGAGATTGGACATTGATTTTCATTTTAACACAATTTGAAACATCCAGTTCAGAATCAAAAAACATTTTTTGAAGCATAAATAAATTTTTCCCAACTTTTTGTTGAGTTTTTACATCTACTTTTAAGTGAGTAATTCCGTCTTTTATATATAAATTTTGAAGTGTTCTGTCTATTACATCTGCATAATTACAAGCATTTACAATAGTATGATGCGCTTGAAACATTTTAAATAAAAGGGGGTCTAAATCATCTCTATAGATATCTTTTATCCATTTAACATTTCTTCTTTTAACATAATCACATTTTTCTTCATTGATATCTTCTTCTGTTAATTCATGTAGACATAAATCAGAAGTTATTTCTCCAAAAGAAATTATAGTAGAGCGGTCGCTAGGAATCATAACAATATCTCCAATTTTCATCTGTGTTACAAATCTTTTTATAGAATTAATAATTAGACCCGGTTTATCGACCTTATATTCTTTACGAATTTTATCTTTAAGTTCCCATTCTAAATCTTTGTTTTTTTCTATTTGAGCAAATTCATTTTCATCACTAAATTCATTCCAACCAATACCAATAAAACTTTCTACCTTAAATTGTTCCCATAAATCACCACCATCAGTACGAACTAACCAATATTGTCTATCCTTATCTATTATTGGTATATTAAATGATTCTAATAATTCTTCATTTTCAAACACTATTCTACCCTCCTAATTTAGTTATGTAAAATACACTCCCCATCTTAAATTGCTTCTTAATTAATTATATAATAACATATATTATTTTAAACAAAATAAAAAAGACTATAAATAATAAAGTTTCATCTTTACTATATCTTTGTTGTCAATATAATTTTAAATTATTTAAAACTTTTTTATGCAATTCGACTTTTTGTTTTTATCATACAAAAATTAATAAAAATTATAAAAAATATTATAAAAACAAGAAAATACAAAAAATTATAATTAAAAAGACGATTAATAATACACAGGAATGGAAAAAATAACCAAGACTCTACAAAATTCGATTTTTTTGTTACAATTCCCCTTTTTTTATTGCATATATTTAACAAAAGTATTATTATGTAAGTAAGATAATTATCCAAGAAAATTTCGAATAATTAAAAAACATTTCTAGAAATGAAAATACATAGTTATATTTTATTAAAATTTGTTGGGAAATTTTAACTAAAAATAAGAACATAAGTTCTGATGTTAGGGGGATATGTATGCATAAATCAAATGAAAACATTAACAAAGAGGAGCGCATTAAAAAGACTATAAAAGAATTAGAAGTATTATTAGAATTAGATGTTGAGTTTTTTGAAAGCTTATTAGAAAAAATAGAAAAAGAAGAAGAGTTTTAATTCTCTTCTTTCTTCGTTTTTATTATATAAGCATTATCAATTATTTTTTCTATAGCATTTCTGTCATCATCATTGAGAGAATATATTTTTTTCATAAGTTCCTTAACTTTTTTATTAGCATCTGAATTTTCGATTATGTCAAAAGTTGTATTAGATGTATTAACTTTATCATTAATTGTATTTCTTGCATCACTTCTGCATAGTAAATAATCTACAGATACATCAAAATAGTCAGCGATATTTTTTAAAGTATCTTGATCAGGAAATCTTCTATCACTTTCCCAATTGCTTACAGCTACTTTTGTAACATTTAATATTTTCCCAAGTTCTTCGCCTGTTATTCTTTTTTCACTTCTTAAATTTTTCAACCTGTTTCCAAATGTGTTAGTCATAGTATTCACCTTCCGTTTTTAATAATTAACTAAATGATAACATGTTATTAGCAAAATGATAACTGTTGTTAGCGAAATGTATATTTTTATTAAAAAATTCATAAAAAGCTATTGACAGTTAGCAAAATGTTAACTATAATTAAGTTAACAAAATGAAAACAAAGAGAGGTGATAAAATGGTTAACAATCTTGCTAGATATAGAAAGTTTATGGAGATGTCACAAAAAGAAATGGCAACTGTTGCTAACATGTGTCTGACATCATATTATATGAAAGAAAAGGGAGCTAGAGAGTTTACTCAAGCAGAAATGTTTAACATATATAATTGCATAAAAAAAAGAGTACCAGAAATAACAATAGAGGAAATTTTTTATAGAGAAAGTTAGCAAAATGAAAACAAAAGGAGTTGAAAGAAAAGCACTTTGAAAACTAAATATAAAATATTCAAAAGAGGTGATTAGATGGAAATAGAGCAAACAACAATACGCCTGCTAAAAAGCAGACGAAAGTTGAATATTAATTTCTATTTTGGTTAGGCGAAAGACCTAACAAAAAATCTGTAGATACATTAAGTTTGTTAGAAATTAATATTAAAGTTTCTAGATTTGGTTCTCTTGAACCAGCTTCATAATACTGATATGCACGTTCTGAGATACCAAACAAACTAGCAAATTGCTTTTGAGTCATATTCATTTGCTTTCTTACTAGCTTAATATTATCTTTGAATTTAGTCATAACTACACGCTCCAATAAAAATAAATAAATTTCTTGACACGAACAATATTAGCGTGTAATATATAAAACATAGCACGAACAATATTGGCGTGTTAAATAAAAAGGAGAGGGTGAAAATAAATAATAATTTAAAACTACAACGTGAAAAAATTGGCTTAACACAATTAGAGGTTGCTCAAAAAGCCAAAATAACAGAGAGAAGCTATCAATATTATGAAGCTGGCGAACGTCTCCCAAACATTCGTACAGCTTTAAAGATAGCTATAATTTTAAATACTAATTGTGAAAAACTCTTTAATGAATAATAGCATAAAAGGACTCAGATTACAAGAAAGGAGCTTTAGATATGAATAATTTGCAACTTAACAATAAAAATACAATAACAACATTAGAAATTGCTGATATGTTAGAAATCAGACACTGGGAAGTCTTAAGGAAATTAGAAGGAACAGAAAAAACAAAAGGAATTATTGATATTCTTAACGACAACAATTTTGTTGTGGTTGATTACTTTATAAAATCAACATATTTGGATTCAAAAAATGAAAGTAGACCTTGCTATAATGTAACAAAATTAGGTTGTGACTTTCTAGCAAATAAATTTACTGGAGAAAAAGGTATTATTTTTACAGCTAGATATGTAAGAAGATTTAATGAAATGGAACGAGTATTAAAAGAACAACAACCTAAACTACCAACTACATATAAAGAAGCATTGCAACAGTTATTAGTAGAAGTTTAAGAAAAAGAACAATTACAATTAGAAAATCAAGAAAAAGATAAGGTAATTCAGTTACAGCAACCAAAAGTACTGTTTGCTGATGCAGTTTCAGCTTCAAACAATTCTATATTAGTTGGAGAACTTGCAAAACTTATAAAACAAAATGGAGTAGATATAGGACAAAACAGATTATTTACCTGGATGCGAGAAAATGGATATTTAATTAAGCGTAAAGGTGAAGATTATAATATTCCAACACAGAAAAGTATGAATCTAAGAATAATGGAAGTTAAAAAAAGAGTAATTAATAATCCTGATGGAAGTACTAAAGTAACTAGAACAGTAAAAATAACTGGAAAAGGTCAAGTTTATTTTGTTAATAAGTTTAAAAGTAGTAAACAATTATCAATGTTAAGTTAAATCATAACAGTACCTTGAAAACTAAATACAGAATATTTTGGAAAGGAGAGATTGAATTGGAAAATAAGAAAATAGAAGAAATAGAGAAAAGAATAACCATGCTTGAAAATCAATTGCAAGCACAGTTATTTAGTCAGATAACAGCTCAATCAAATAGTGATTTTATAGATTATATGTACCAATGTATAGTTTTGTATTTACATGAGATGAATAAAAGTGAAAAAAGAAAAATTAGTGAAATTACTAAAGAAAGAATCAGAAAATAAGAATGATAATTACAATATAAAACCTATTCTTCTAGCAGGTTTTGAAGGGTCAGTTTTCTTTACTGAAGTTATCATAAAGTTTATCTGTGATGTGTGTTGAAGAATTTCAGAATAAACTCCATTTACTATGCCGTAGTAGTGAATTAGACAAGGGTTATGATAACCTACTTCTTCAACAATCATTAATACATCTTTTCCAAAGTTAGTCAATTTTAGTGCAATTTCATGTTCATCATCAAGTTCTTTTTCAAATTCCTCTATAGATTTAAGAATAATTTTATATTGAAATTCAGCATAGTAAAAATACTCTGTGTTAGAAGTATCAGAGACTGTCTTTCTTATACTTTCTTGTAATTCTTTAGATATATTGTTTGAAAACTGCATAATACACCATCCTTTTGAAAATTTTGGAATTTATTCCATGTTTATATTATACCATGTAGAACTGAGGTGAATACAATGTTAATAGGCGACAATATAAAGCAAATACTAAGAAAAAGAGATATAAAACCTTATAAATTAGCAAAGGAATTAAATATAGATGTAAGTGGTCTATATAAATTGTTGAAGAATAAAAATTCTAATCCAACTATAGATACTCTAATAAAATTAGCTGATTATTTAGATATTACATTAGACGAATTAGTTGGAAGATAAATATTTGAAAAGAGGGGAGAGAATTTTAACATGGATATTTCTGAAAGTATAACAAAGCAATTTAGTGATAGTTTAAAAAGTTTAATAGAAATAGAGATAAATAAACAAGAAACAGATAGAGTTAAGAGTCAAACTGTTGAACAAAAGGTAAAAGTACTGGAGCCTAAAGATATAGTTGTTTTAATAAAAAGAGGTTATCCAAATTATTTGATAACAGTAGAAGAAGCAAGGGGAATTTTAAAATTAGATACAGTTTTTATGCGTAGGTTAGTGAGCACAGGTTTGATAAAATCACTGGCTAGAGGTGATGGTAGAAAAATTTCAAGATATGAAGTTGATGATTTTATTGAAAGAAATCAAGGTAAAAATTTGGATGAACTTTTAAAAGTAGCAGAGAGGGGGGATGAAATTGTTAAGCCTTAATACTAATAAGAATAATATAGTAACTCTTAAAAAAGATGGAAAAGCTATAGCAGACATAGTATTTAAAGATATTAAAACTGGTAAGAAAATATCGGTTGGAGTATTAAATAAAAAAGTGCTGGTCAAATAACCAACACACAAAAAAATAAAAAATAAAATATAACACAAACAAATTATAGCACAAAAAGAATGGATTTAGAATAGGTAATATAACATTCTAAAAGGTTTAATGTGTAATAATTGTAACAATTTAGAATGTAGCTTATATAGATAGTAATAAATTGGGAGGGATTTAAATGGAAGCAGCTAGACTAATAGCAATAGGTCAAATTAAACAAGCAGAAAAAGAAATATGTAAATTACAAGGTACAAAAAATAATAGTAGTTTAATGTGGTGGGAAGCCGTAAAATTTGCTAGTCAAAATATATTAGAGGGTCTTGAACATGACATTGAGTTAGAAGCTTCTATTGAGTTTAGAGAAGCTATGATGTATCAAGAAGAACTTGAAAAAGATAGACCAATAGATGTCCAGATATAAAAAAAGAGCCTTCGCACAGGCTCTAAGTGAAAATAAGTTACAAAAATTATAGGTATATTATAACATAAGGGGGAATAAATGAAAACAAAAAATGAAATAATTAAGGGTTTAGAAGATAGATTATTTTTATTAAGATTTACAACAGTAGATGAAGTAGATTGGGATGTAAAATTTGGACAAATATCAGCATTAGAATTTTGTATAGATAAACATAGAAAAGGATGCACTTTGGAACAATTCAAAGAACATTTAGACGAATACAAATTACAAGGGAACTATGGTGATTATATAGATGGTTTTGTGTCAGTTTTAGAAAGAAATATTAGAGAAATGGAGGGAGAAATTGATGGAAGTGAATAATATTTACATAAAATTGATGGATGTAAGAATTAAGTTTAACAAATTAGATATAAAAAAGAGTGGTCAAAACAAGTTTGCTAACTTTAAATATTTTGAGTTAGCAGACTTCTTACCTCAAGCAACAGAGCTGTTACAAGAAGCTAAATTATGCCCTATAGTGACCTTTACAAATGATTATGCAACTCTAACATTGATTAATGGAGAGAAACCAACAGAAGAGATAATATTTACTTCTCCAATGAGAGAATTACAATTAAAAGGCTCTAATGAGTTACAAGCATTAGGAGGAATTGAAACATATCAGACAAGGTATTTGTACATTCAGTTATTAAACATTACAGAAAATGATACTTTTGATGCTACTAGTGGAAAAGAAGATTATAAAAGAAATGACTTAACAAACTCCTCTATTAAAGCAAGTGAAAATGGTCAAATAAAAATAAGTCAAAATCAAATAAAAAGATTGTTTTCAATAGGAAATACAATAGGCAAAGATTCAGATAGAGTAAAAAGTGAAGTGTATTATAAGTTTAATAAAGAAGTTAAAGATTTAAGTAAACAGGAATATGACCAGATATGTGTTGGATATGAGAAATTACAAAGGGAAAAAGGAATAATTAAGTAGGTGAATTTCTTGAAGGACAGAGACAAAGCAACTATAGAGAAAGGAAATATACTTAGTGATGGGTATGGTCTTTCACCACAATTGGTAGCTAGAGATTCATGGCTAACAACAGGAGCAAGAGCTTTATATTTCTATCTATCCAGTTTTGCAGGAGCAAGTGGGACATGTTATCCATCTAGGGATATTATGACTCATGAACTTGGTATAAATAAAGATACTTTTAGTAAATACCTAAATGAACTAAAGACGAGTGGTTATATAAAAGTATATAAAAATAAAACTAGGGAAGGAAGGATGCAAAATAATATATATGAGGTAGTATTTGATAGAAGCTATATAGAAAGTCATATATCCATTAGATGTAAGAAAGAAAATAAAAAAAAACCATGTCCGAAAAAAGCAGACATGGAACCATGTCCGAATTTACCGGACATGGTTCAACCGGACATGGAAAAGTCGGACACTATAAGTAACAGTATTATAAATAACAGTTTTAAAAGTAGTATGTATATAGAGCAAGCTGTGGATAACTCTTTAAAAGAATTTAAGAAGCTATATGAAGAAAATATAGGAGTAGTATATCCAGTCACAGCTGAATGGTTATTAGAAGTATCTAATGAAGTAGATATAAGAGTATTTAAAAGAGCTATAGAGATATGTGCTGAAAGAATGAATATGAATTTATCATACTTAAAAGGAATCCTTAAAAAGTGGAAGGATGCAAATATAACTACATATGAACAGTTAGAATCATATAAATTACAACATGAAAATAAAAAGTCAAAAAAAACCAATAGTGTAGTAAGCAAAAATAAGTTTGCTAATTTTGAACAAACATTTACTCAATACAGTAACAAAGAATTAGATGAAATTATAAAGAAAAGCCAAAAGGCTAAATTTAAATAATATTGATGGAGGTATTAAAATGAATCAAGTTGTATTAGTTGGAAGATTAACTAGAGACCCAGAACTCAAATACATACCAGGAACAGGTACAGCAGTAGCATCATTTACAATAGCTGTAGACAGAAATTATATAAATAAAGAAGGAAAAAGGGATACTGATTTTATACCAATAGAAGTAATAGGTAAATCAGCTGAATACTGTGCAAATTACATAACAAAAGGGAAGCTAGTAGCATTAGAAGGGAATATAAGAGTTGACAATTATCAAACTCAATCAGGTGAAAAAAGAATATTTACAAAAGTCAGTACAAAATCAGTACAATCATTAGAAAGCAAGAATAAATCGAGTAATTCATATAAAGAGAGTGTACAAGATGGAACCATAGGACTAGACCCTCAAGGATTTGAAATTATAGATGATGATGAGTTACCATTTTAATCTGAAAAATTAAATATGAGGTGAAATAAATGTTTAAAGTAGAAAGGTATTTTAGTGGCTCAGTAGTGGACAACCTTATTGAAGATGACCTTACATGTAGAAACTACTTAGCATTATATTGTTGTTTGTTGGGAATTACAAAAAATGGAAAAAAGATATATCCTAAGCCAGAAAAAATGTTAGCTGAGTTTGGAGTAAAGAAGGACAGAAAAATAAAAAAAGAGTTACCAGTAAGAATTAGAAATGTTAATACAGGGGAAGTAAAAGAATTTGAGTCTATAGATGGTGCAGCCTGTTTTTTAAGATTAAAATATCAAGCAGTTTATCAAGCTATTAAAAAGAAAACTAAAACAAGAAGTGGCTGGAAAGTTGAATACATTAAGGAGGAATAATGGAAGTTTCAAGGACAGAATATACAATTAAAAGAGCAAAAGAGTTATATGACAATGGAGAGGATATATTTATTGCTATAGATAAGGCTAGAGAAAAATATGAGGAGATGATTAAAAGTGAATATCTTAGCTAGTGTGATATTAGTAATAGGAAGTTTTATAGCTGGTAGAGTTTATGAGTATAGATTGAACCTAAAAGGGTGTGAAAATTGTGATAATAAGAAGGTGCAAATATGAATGTATTAAGTCTATTCGATGGAATTAGTTGTGGTCAAGTTGCTTTTGAGAGAGCTAGAATAAAAGTAGAAAATTATTTTGCAAGTGAAATAAAAGAGATTGCGATTAAAGTAGCAATGAATAATTACCCAAAAACAATACAACTTGGAGATGTAAGAGAGCTAAATGTAAGTAAAATCCCTAAAGTAGATATTCTTATTGGCGGAAGCCCATGCCAAAATTTAAGTAAAGGAAGATTAATAGCTAATAAAATACAGGATGGATTAACTGGAGATAAAAGTAATTTGTTTTGGGAATATATAAGAATTCTAAAACAATTGAATCCAGAATATTTTCTTTTAGAAAACGTAGTGATGCCCAAAAAAGATGAAAACATGATAAGCCAATTGTTAGGAGTTGAACCAATCAAGATAAATAGCAATTTAGTTAGTTATCAAAATAGAGACAGATTATATTGGACAAATATTTTAAATGTTCAACAACCTAAAGATTTAAAAATTAGTTTTCAAGATTATAAAGATACTAGTTTTGATTATTGCAAAGAGTTTGAAATTAAAAAAACTCCAAGTAGAGAAAAAATGTGGGGTAATGGTTTAAATGGAAATTGTAAGAATGTAACATATGAAGACAAAATAAACTGCGTAACATTAAAACAAGATAGATTTAGTAATTCAGGTTTAGTAGAATTTGGGTCTTTCTGCAGATACTTAACAACTAGAGAATTAGAGTTAGCGCAGACGCTACCAGTTGGATATACAAAAGGTTTGAGTATAAGACAAGCACAAAATGTCATAGGTGATGGTTGGACAATAGATGTGATAGCACATATTTTATCAAATATTAACTAGTTCTTTATATATAAATTATTATTGAAGCGGTTAGCTATCATGATACTTGTAGCAGTAAGTTTTATAGCTGGTAGGGTTTATGAGTATAGATTGAATCTGAAAGAGTGTGAAAATTGTAATAACAACTATCCTGAAAAATGAGAAAGAAGTGGTTTTATGAATAAAAGAATAATTTGCAATTGGTGTGGTAAATTATTTTACATCCCAAAACAGTCTAAAAAAATTTACTGTTGTAAAAGATGTGAGAGAAAGGCTAAGAAAAGCAATAGAGAACAGCAAAATTAATTTTAAACAATAAAACTATGGGGGAATAGCAATGAATAAGTTTCAAAAAGCAGTTTCTCAAATGGTGAAGCAAGAGGAAAAAGAAAACTTGTTGCAAGGATATGAGAATTGTATAGTAGGTAGAAGTATATCAAGTTCCATAAGAAGATATGTAAAAGGGTTTGAAAAGTTTGGATATAGTGTACATGAGGTTTATGAATTTATAAACGATATTAATAAGTATGAGTAACTTTAAGTGATAAAGGAAGTATTTGATTGAGTAAATACAATAATAAGAAAATTGTAATAGATGGAATTAAATTTGATAGTAAAGATGAGTCAGAGTATTATTTATATTTAAAAGAAAAAAAGGAAAATGGAGAAATAAAAGACTTTGGACTTCAACAAAAGTTTGAACTACAACCTAAATTTAAAAAAGATGGGAAAAGCTATAGAGCTATTACATATACAATTGATTTTGCCATATACAAATGGAATGGTGAAGTCGTTTATATAGATGTGAAAGGGTATAGTACACAGCAGGGTGAACTTAGAAAAAAGCTTTTTGACTATAAATATCAGGACAAAAAATTGATATGGATTGCTAAAAGCAAAAAATATGGGGTAGATGGTTGGATAGAATATAGTGAACTTAAGAAAAAGAGAAAAGAAAATAAGAAAAAGGTAGCTTAAATAAATAGGAGTGATGTTATGGCAAGTAAAGTTAAAAAGGAGTTTTTTATGGCAACTAAAAAACACCTTGAGAACTACAAACAACTACATATTAATATTGAAAGTCTAAAACTTCAAATAAAAAATCTCAAAGAGTTCCATTTAGGTGATTTTATGCAAGGTTTAAGCTATGACAGCATTCCCATAAGTAAGACTAATTCAATAAGTAATCAAGTTGAAAATGAGTTAATTAATCTTGAAGAAAAGATAATAGAAAAGCAGATAGAATTATATGAAATGGAAGCACTAAAATATACAATAGATGTATCCATAAGTAATTTAAAACCTATACATAAACAAATTATAAGGTATAGGTATATTGAAGGCTTAGAATGGAGTTTAATAGTTGATAAAGTATACTTAGAAGAAAGACAATAAAGAGAAAGAGCTAATAAAGCCATTAGTTCAATATCAATAGCCTTATTTGGTAAAAAAGCATTAATAGAGCAAGAACCATTATTTAAGATGTTAGATTTATAGGCAGTTAATAACTGTCTATTTTTTTTGTGAAAAAGATATATGGAAGTTATTGACAATATCACGCATACGTGATATTATTGAAGTATAGAAAGGAGGCGAAAAGAAAGTGGCTAAGAAAATAAAAGAGTTCAGAAAACTCATAAAAGAATTAACTGAACTCGTACTCGAAGTTGGCACACTATTAGCAGTCATCAAAATGGTAATAGATAGCCTACATTAGTAAAATGTTAAGAGTGGAAGTTGCACCTTCCCTCTTAACTAAATTATAAAACATAGTCACTAAAAATACAATGAATAAGTATAGAGAGTTAACATTTGAATTATTGAAACTACTGTATGACACTATTAAATTAATTGGAGCATCAATATTGTTATATTATGTTATTAACTCAATTTTCTAGCAATGATTAGGAGGTATTTTATGAATCGATTTGAAGGTATTTATAGCTTTGCAGAAGCAACAAAATTATGGGATTTGAAAGATTCTACACTT